TGATACTGTGCCAGACCCAATCAATAAAGCTGTAGCAATGGCAAGTGTGCCACACAATCCAAATGCTTTGCTTTTAGTGAATCCAGTTTTTGCAATTGATTGAGTATTGAAGTTAGACATGATATAATCTCCTTATAGATGTTTTTTTCTTGCACAGGCCCTTACCTGTGCTTTTTTAGTGCTATCAACGTGCACCCAACGCCCCACCGTGTCATGTTTTTTTCAATGTTTTATTAGACTTTTTTGGGGAAGATTAGGAAAAAGTAATTTAGTAAAGTTTCTTGGGGAAAAATTATGGGTATAAGTTACACTCCACGGCAGGGCCATGGCTGCACGCTGAAAGATGTTGCTATTTGGTATATTTCTGTTTAAGTCGTTCGCTTTTTTCTTCGGGTGTCTCAACCACCTCGAAAAAGTATTCTGGCTCTTTGGTTTTTTTCTTGGAAAATAGTTTTCTTAGTAGCTTCATGAGTTACCCCACTAACTGATCTAATGGCAAGCCGTGGTCAGCATTGAAGCGTTCTGCTTTGGCTGTATAAGATTCCCATTGCGGAACTTCATAGACTTCTACTTGTTCTTGTTTTTTAGACCAAATCCATCCAAATAGTTTTTTCATGATTTTTACCTCTCTTATTCTTCTAACTATGATTACTGTATAGTTATCTATTAGTATTTATTTTCAGTTAGTGCCGGTAGGCTCTAGATTGTTGTTGGTTAGTGCCGGTAGGCTCTAGATTGTTATATATTAGTACTTGTTATATATTAGTACTTGTTAGTGTCCGATTATTCATCGTATGAATTATCATCGGTTGAATTATTCATCGTATGAATTTTCAACTTATGAATTATCATCGTATGAATTAATGGAAATTCCATTTATCGAACTATGAATTTTTAAGGCTACCTGTGGATAACTCTGTGGATAACTTTTTATCAAGGTATTCTATAAATTCGTCTGTCATGGGTATGTCTGATGCACATACAACTATTTCAAAACCTTTTTTATAGCCCTTGCTTTTTCGGAAAACCACGACATAACGTTTGTGTTTTAATTCTTCAAACGCTGAACGGTGTGAGCTTTTCCCATTGGTTGACCTCTTTTCGAGTTCTGAAAGATAAACTCGCCAATCGCTTTTATTTATCAAGATTTCAGCAAGTAAACCCTTAGCTTGTAAACTCAAGCTAGCGTCTTGCAAAAACTCGTTATTCATGCACGTATAGTTTTTTTCATCATTAGTGAAAGATATATTTCATCCGCTTATGCTCCTTTCTTGTAGATGCTCGTGGTCTGACTCTGGCAGGGGTCAGCCTTTTTTTGTTGTCTTGACGACACTAGAGAACTAGCGAGGACTTTTGGATTTTATTTGTAGAAGTCATTATAAAATCAAATCATCTAATGGTATTGCTTACGTTTCAACTGAATTGTTGCCCCGCTAGCTCACCAGTGCCGTCAAGGTGTTGATATTATTTGAATCTGTTTTTGGTTTTCCACTCGATGAAGGACTTAAACCCTTCATAGTTGATAAAAACCAGTTTATGCGTTGGGTTGAATACGAACTTTTGAAAGTCTTTGTTATCTCTCATTTCTCGAATGAGGTTCTTTGCCATCGACTTCCCTAAGCCTTCCCACCGCTGCATGAGGTGGTCGTAGTCGCCCCACTCAGCCGTTTCGTTAACTCCGACTGGTTTGTAGGTGATTTCCATAAGCGTCACCCGATTTCTTTCAATCCGTTTTCAAGAGCGATAAGCTCTTTTTGTTTTGGTGTCTCACGAATTTCAAATTTTGTGAAATCGTCGTAAGATAGATTTTCCAAGAATTTGACGGCATTTTTAGCGTCAACATGCTTGATGTTGGTGTACTTGGTAACGTTGAAAGCTTTCTTCAAACGTGAGTACATCAAGCGGATAAACTGACCTTTCTTGGATGCGAACAGATTATCGCTAGGATGTGTTTTCTGCTCATTGAAGTACATATCTGCGAAAACACCAGCTTTACTAAAGACCACGCTTTTAATCTTGCTTGCTTCACCATCGTCGATATGGACTTTCTTGTTAACTTCTTCGACAAGCAACTCAATGTCAGTGAGCTTTTGATTTGTCTTCTTAACATTTCTGTCCATTTCTTCCTTGATTCCGATAACTTCTTCCAAAAGCTGTTGGTTAACGGTGCTTTGTGCCACAAGGTTCATGGCTTGTTTTTTCTGCATTTCAACCGTTTCGGCGAGCAGATTTTCTTTTTTCTTATCTTTCTTTTTACTCATTGATAATTTCTCCTTCTATGATTGTTCTTCCGCTTTCTGGGACAATCTTATTCATTTCGTCTAACCAGTTTTCAGTTAGCGTCAAGATGTCTCTGAGCTTTTCAATCTGGGCGTCCTTGCCAATTCCTTGGATAAGGGTTTTAAATCTGAGCGGTGCCATCTTGCTATCAAAGAAATCTTCAAATTCTGACACTAGGTTACTGAGTGTAAAGATATTAGTAACACTGTTTTCCAGCTTTTCTTTGTCCGCTCGTAAGTGTTCGATAGACTCTTTCAAGGCTAGTGCTTCT